GAGGTCGCGCCCTTCTTGCGTGTCTGCGATAACCGCATCCATATAAAGACCGCGCTCATCTTCGCTAAGTGTGAGCGTGCCGTTCTTTGTGCGAGCTAAAGGCAAGCCTTCGTGGTTGATGAGCAAGCGCACATCGGGGGTTTCGCTTAGGGTCTTGCGGAAAGCGCCAGGTGCGATTCGCTCTACGAATGGCAATGGCACTGAATTATCGTTGAAAACTGCGGCATATCCTGAAAGGCGCATCGTGCCATCGTCTGCTTGGCGTGCCTCAACATCCTGCACTGTATAAGTACGGCGTTCGATTTTTTTGCTCATTTTGCTCCTTGAATCGGCCTCAGCATCTAAGGCATCAATTTTGCGCTGCGCCCAATTTTGCGCTCTGTCGCTGAAGTTGGAATCTCCACCCCAAAGTAACCAAGCAACTAAACCTGCGCCTGGGTATTGGGCATTGGATGGATCATTGTTTTTTGGTGCTTGTCCATCAACTTGATGGCGTGCAAACCAAGGTGCCATCTTGCGCACTTTGTTTTCTGAAATTCGACCTGCTGCCATTTCGCGAGCTTCTCGCTTAGTGGCATCGGTGAGACCATCTCCCCCGAAACCTTCTTGTAGGTATTTCAACCCACGCTCTGCATTAGCACGAATGAAGGCAGGAACTGTCAAATCAACTGCCCGAACTTCGCCTAGTGGCTCCATATCTTCGGCAACGGAAACTGCAACCATTTGAGCGATTGCATCATCCTTTGTATCGTGACAACCGATAGTGGTGAAAGAGCCGTCTGACTCTTCCTTCACTGTTGCCCAACCTGAGCAATCTGATTGGTTATCACTAATTCCGTATGGCATTTGATTCCTTAAAGCATCGCTAGGATTTCAGCATCATCTTCGACAATGGAGAAATCAATCTGAGATAGTGCGCTTGCATAGGCTCTACCTAGTAGGGCATCTGCAAATCCGTAATGAACCTTTGGTAATGAGGGTTCAATAACCGGAATTTCTATTGAAGGCATTTGCAGATTCGGTTGAACGAACTGCATCAAAGGGTTGCCGAACGATCCACCCTCTGTTTTTGAGACTGTAACGATTTGAGCGTTCAACCCGCCGAGTGCTGCTTGTGCGGTAGCGGTGATGTTATCTGCTGCCGTTGCGTTAGCCGTTAAGCCACCCAAGGAAACGTCACCTGTGGCGATTACAGACACGATGGCGGTTGCGTTGGAGTAACTGCCCCCAAGAGGTGCGTTCGCGCCCGCAGGGTTGGTCACAAGGCTTGTGGCGGTGCCTGTAGCGCCGTTAAGAGGTGCGCTGGCAGAGACTTCTTGAATCGTGATGCTTGAGGCGGTACTTGTGAGAGCGCCAAGGATTGCAGTTCCTACGCCATCGGATGTGAAGGCGAAGCCTGAACCATCAAGTCCGTAGCCATCACTATCTAAAGGTGAGACATCCAGCGTGAAGCGCAGGAAACTCATTTGAGATTAGCTCGCTACAGTGAGGCTTACAGTGAGCGATCCGCTTGGAATCGTGTAGGTATCACCTGCGGTATAAGGGTTGCCTGTGATTGTTCCCGAAAAGAGAAAATTGCCGGTAGTCGCTGAATCCCAAGCGGTGAAGAAGGTCGCATCTTGGGAACCTGCAATGTTTGTCCAAGTAATCGCTGCATCACTAGCGAGTGATCCGCTAGAGGCTGCTGAGAATGAAACGGATTTGCGAGTTGTCTCTGTCGCAGGATTGGCAGTGCCATTCGCGCCAGGGTCTGCAACGTGTAATTTCACATACGCGGTGCTGACTGAGAACGCGGTGGCATTGCCTACTGAATCAAGAAATGCGTTTGCAAGATATGTGCTGAGACCTGTTGCCATTATTCGTCATCCTCAACTATCTGCTCGATGATTTCGCTTATGCGGTTATCTTCATCGCGAACTACCTTGCGAACAATGCGCTTGCGCTGTTCAACATTTTGAATATTGATTACGGCAGGTTCAACTGTGACATTAGGTGCTTCCACGTTGATTTCAGGCGCTTCCACATTCACGCGAGTTTCAGGAACATTCACGATTGTGTCGGGAACGTTCACATCAACGAATGAGCGAGAGTTCACTTCATAGGCTGCCTGTGGGTTGCCTGGGTCAATCGTAGAGATTTGCTGCAACTGAGTTGAAGGCACGCCTGTGTGCTTGATTGCTTCCATACCGATTACTGAGAGAACTTCGGCAGGGTCGAATCCGACTTGAATCAACTTGGCGATGATTTCGGTGCGTAGGTTTAGGCCCACATCCTTAGCATCCTTGGCATCAATATTCTGAAGAGGCACTCGGTACTGATCCCCATCTTCAATCGGGGTCATATCTTCCATCGCTCGAACATCGTTGAGGCTCATAAAGCCTTCACGCAATCCCTTGGTGTAGGCATCAAAGCGTTCGATTGTGGTGCCACGCAAGAGCGCATCAAGATTGAAGCGGATGAAGGCATCCTGCTCAGGCAGCAAAGTTGAAAGTCCTTGCTCGATACGCTCCAAGAGTGGGCGTAGTGAGTGCTGCACGAATGAAAGATTTTGAGCTTCAACGCTTGCAAAGCTCATCGCACCGGCTACTGGGTGTCCAAGCAGCGAGATAGGCACATTGAAGATTCGAGCGATTTCTTCCACGCCGAACTTGCGAGCCTCAAGCAGTTGAGCATCTGAAGCGTTGATTGCAAGAGGCTTGAAAGAACCGCCACCTGTAAGGATGCCTATTTTGCCAGCCTTGTATGGGCCTGAGTGAGCGATATTCCAGTTGATTGCTAAATCTTCAACCTGCTCTTGATCCATTTCGCCAGGCACTTCGATAACACCGCCTGGGTTAGCAGCGTTTCCAAAGTAGGAAGCAGCGTAGGTATCGGCAGCGAGAGCGCCACCAACAACCATACGGCAAGCCTCGATTGGGGATCGCCCACGAATCTCACCTGGTAGCAAGAAGGCAGGGATGTGCAAGATGTCGCGGGTGGTCAAATACATAACATCGCCTGTGCGGGATTCTTTGTATTCGTAATAAATTGGCTCACCTGGTCGGCGAATGATTCTCACCTTGTCGGGATGTAGCACATAAACTTCAATCACATCGCCCATATCGTCACGGACTGTGAGGATGAAAGCATCTCCACGCAAATCCATTGAGGTAATCATCTGCTCAAAGAATTCAAGGCGGGTCTGCTCAGGGTTTGGCTTAATCAACCAAGCCGGAGTTTCGCCATAGGCAGCAGCGTAGGAAAGGCGCACTCGACCTCGGCGCACATAGGCACCAACTGGCAAAGATGAGATAGTTCCTGAGCGAAGGCGAACGCAAGCAAAGACTGTGGAGATACGCATTGCTGTATCGGCATCAACATAAACGCCTGAAACATCTGTTACTGGCGGTCTGCCAGGGATCAGTGGCCCAACCCAAGCATCGCTAGTTGAACGCTTTTCGCCTGAATTCCTCAAACGCTTAGATAAACTCATTATTCAGCCTTCTCTGTAATCCAAATGAGGAACGAACCAAGAACTATGCAAGCAATCGGAAGTGAGAACTGCATAATTCCATAGGTGACAAGCACTGCGCCTGTAACTTCGGTGAGGATTGAAACATCAATCTTTGGAAGTTTGAATTTCATCTCATCTCCTTAAATATCTATTGAAAAGAATCTAGTCACCGGCGCTTTAGGCTCAGGTGGTCGGGTGGCTCGGTCATAACCGAAGATTGAAGCAACGGCAGCATCTACCTTACGCTTGCTCGATGCCTTCGCGACCATAACGCCACGCGATGATTGTTTGGTAACACAGTTGGCGATGTGTCGTGCTAAGCGCTCATCTCCATCGTGCGTGAATGATTGATTTACTACTGCTTCGTAGAATTGTTGCGTAGCAGGAACCATTCTTTCCGCAGAGTTCGGATAGCTGACAACAGGTAGCCCTGCTTCATCAAGCACCATAAAGGTTCTCTGCCATCGTGCGGGATCAAAGACAACCTCTTTTACGCTAAAGCGGGAATCGCGATAGGCGTTGATGATGGTCTGCTCAACCTCTGCGATAGGAACGTGCCAATCTTGCACATCTTCAGGTCTTTCCCAAAGCCCAACCACTTGAAGGTGTGGCTTCTCTTCTCCTAGAAACCACGCCACCAAAGCGGTTGAGTCATTGGAAAATGCCCCGTCAAAAGCAAGGATGCAATCCTCACCATCAATCGGCGCTCGGTTTTTAAGTTCGAGCGCATCCCACGCACCACTTGGTAGCCAAGCAGTTGCGGTGGAAGTCCAAATGTTGAGGCGCTTCGTTTTGAATTCAGCCTCAGGGGTTAGCGCGAAAGAAGAGCGCATATCTGCAAGAGAAGTTAAATCATCAAATCCTGGGTTGGCAATTTCCCAAACTTTTTCATCGGTGTAATCGTCTTTGTCATCGCCACCCCACCAAGCGAAGAAGAAAGAAGGATCATTGATTTCACCCTTGGCGATTTGGATGCTTCTATTGAACATCGAGTAGCAGAGCGAATCCTTGCCAGTTGAATCTGTAGTGACTCCGGCGGTGGTGATTGCCACCAACATCGGCTCTTTTCTAGCACCCATCGAAAGCGACATAACATCATAGAGTTCGCGATTCGGTTGAGCGTGCAATTCGTCAAAGGCAATAAAGGTTGAGTTCAAGCCTTCTTTGGTAAATGACTCAGAGGAAAGCGCCCGATAGACCGAACCGGTCTTAGGGTTATGAATCACATCGCGGTAAGGCTTGAGGATTTCTGAAAGTTCAGGCTCTAGCTCGATGCAACGCTTTACAGTGTTGAAAATAATCTTGGCTTGATCCTTATCGGCAGCGCAGGAAAATATCTGCCCACCTTGAGGCCCAAGAACTAATTGCTCAAGTACCAAAGCCGAAAGCCAAGCAGACTTGCCGGACTTGCGGGGCATCCCGATGAGTGCGCGGCGGTGGCGCAGGGAACCATCGGCTGCCTCTGCGAAGAGGTGGCGCGTGAGTTCCTTTTGCCAGGGGCGAAGCACAAGCGGATCGCCAGCGTTACCGGCAATTCCATCTTCGGTGATCCTACAAAGAGCTTCAGCAAAATCAATGACTTCATCACCGCGACTGCGCTTTAGGTCGGCAGGTAGAACGGGTGATAGATGCTTTGGTGGCCAAGCCTTAATCTTCTTTGTAGCCACATAACCCCCCGGTTATTTTTTGTTTCTTGCCTCTCGCTTTGCAACGAGCTTATCAAGAGCTGAAACTGCCTTAATCTCGGCCACGCCCAACTTGCTTCTTGAAGTAGGGTCAAAGCCAAGCGATGAAAGTGCATCTGTAAATGCTTTGTTCACTGCAACGTAGGCACGCGCATCGGCGGCTTCGTGCGTTGCGAAATACTTTTGACGGGCGTACTCGCTTGCATCGGCAAGGCGAGCAGCGTTCTCAATCGCTTCTCGATCCGATTGCGGTGAGAGCCATTGGATAGCCGCATCCCACGCACGCTCCCAAAGCCTGAGTCCAGCCTTGCCTAAATCGGCAGGGGGTTCAGGCGTTGATAGCGCAGGTGCAAGCGAGTGAACCATTGCAAGTTCAGGGAGTTTGCGTTG